CTTCGATATCAAAAAAACAAGCAACTCACATTAGGAAACATGAGAGAGTTTCAAACAAGAATGTCAATGATGTGTTTAGATGAATATAATACTCCGCTTTTAGAATTTTCATATTTAGATGCATTTATTACTAATTTGGGAGGAATAACATATTCATACAAGGACGGACAACCGGTTGAATCGACAGCTCAATTTTCTTTTAGCAGAATGCTAATCAATCCATTAAAAAAATCTACAGATTTGATTAAGTAATTTTATATGGCAAGAACAATCAACTCACCCGGAATTCAAATAACAGAAAAAGATCTTTCTATTAAGGAATCTGCACCTTCAGGAACAAAAGTGTTAATAACAGGCTTTTCTCCTCAAGGACCAGCTAGCGAACCAACTCAGATCACATCTGTTTCTGAACTCGAAACAATTTATGGAGTTCCTCAAACTCCTGCTGAAAAGTATTTCTATTACAATTGTAGAGAAATTATTAATAGTAACACAAACGCTATGTTGTACGCCGTTCGTTTACCTTACGGTGAAGACTTAGGTTCTGGGTATACTAATGGATACAGTGCTTTATTTTATCCAATGGTTTCTTCTGTGTCGACAGATCCAAACGCAGAAGTTGAGTGGACAATTGGCCAGCCAAAACATGTTCCTCTGTCCAAATACAATTACGATTTAATCGAATCAGGTAATTATGAATGGACTGATGTTGCTAACTCATCTGGACAAGCAGACGTTGTGAGCAACAGCGGTACTTTCTCAGTATATGCTGGTTTTGTTATTCTTAATGATTTACAATCAACAATTAATGAGTTAGGAGAAGGTTATTACATTGGTATTGCTGACAACTCAGCGGTTCAGGCATCCACATCAACAGATTTCGCTTCAATTACTGCAATTCGCACTCTTACTACTGATGCAAATTCGGATTTCTCCGACATGCTTACAGAGAGATTAGAATTTGCTCTTACAGCAACGGATTATGAATCAATTAAAGGCATTACTTCTGTTTCTGAATCTTTAGAAAAAGTAGGATTTTCGGGATACAGTACTCCTGTTTATCAAGATCAGATTTCTCTTGGCTTGTTCAAGATTCGTAGATCCACACAAGATGCTACCTTGCTTGGTCTAGCTACTACAGAAAAATATCTAGGATCGTTTGATTCAACGAAGAAACAAATTCAGCCTGGTGGCGGCGTGCTCAACAATGCCTTCATTGAAGATCTTATTAATGGGGCTTCTCCAACAACTAAGATGTTTGTTAACCCTACTTTGTCGCATTCTTTTGATTGGACATCGGGAACAACTCTTCCTACTTCAAGAGTAACAGTTTCTAATGAAGCAAAAGCTCTTTTCCCAGTTGGTGTTTATACTCCCGATACAAGAAACCAGGAGCTGTCGAAAAAGATTGGTTACGTTCCAGGCAAAGTTGATAAAGCTTTGAGCTTGCTTGAAAACGTTGAGAACATTGAAATAGACGTCGTCATTGATGGCGGTGTATCTACAATTTACTCTCATACGGTTTATTCCGGAAAAGACACTTTTATTGAAGATCTTTTCTTACCTCATCCGAATGTCATTATTCCTTATTGGAGAGAAGTCACAAGTGTGTTTACAAATTTCACGGAAAATATTCGTAAAGATTGCTTTACTATCTTGGATGCTCCTCGTTCGATCTTTGTTCAAGGTAAAGACACAAAGGTTGTAGACATGGACAGCAAATCATTTGTTATTGATATGCTCGATCCTTTGAAGACATGCGCTTCATCATATGAGTCAAATTACGTCTCAATGTATGGTAACTGGGCTAAAAAGGCTGATTTATATTCAGGAAAAGATATGTGGTTGCCGTTTTCGGCCATTGCAGCAGCAGCGTTCGCATATAACGATTACGTCGAATATATGTGGTCTGCTCCAGCCGGCATAAATCGCGGTAAATTCACTTGTAAAGACATCGCATTTAATCCAAATCAAAAACAAAGAGATAGACTATATGAAATCTCTGTTAACCCAACTGTGTTCTATCAGGGTGATGGATATGTTATCATGGGCCAAAAAACCCTTCAAACTAAACCAACAGCTTTTGATAGAATTAACGTTCGTCGGTTGTTCTTAGCTCTTGAACGAGCAACATCAAGAACTCTTAGACAATTTGTGTTTGAACCAAACACAGCGTTTACAAGACAGAGAGTTGCTTCTTCTCTTATACCAATATTTGATCTAGCTAAATCTACGCAAGGTCTTTATGATTATATGATCGTGGTTGATGAACGCAATAATCCAATTGACGTCATCGAAAACAACGAAATGGTGGTTGACATTTATATCAAGCCAGTCAGAACGGCTGAGTTCATATTGGTCAACTTCATTGCAACAAGAACCAACCAAGATTTCCAAGAACTTTTGTAATTTTCTTGATTAACCCGAAGCAAATTAACCCCAAAAATAGATAAATAAAATTATGGCAGACAACAATTATTCAATTACTGAATTCTACAAACAAGCAGCCGAGGTAGACTTCGCAAGATTATTTCAATTTCAGGTTGAAGGAAAGCTTGGAAGAACAGAAATTAAACCCGAACATGGTTTATATGTAGAAACTGCTTCCTTGCCTGGAAGACAGATCAACAACATTCCTGTTCCTTACAGAGGGCTTTCTTTTAACTTGCCGGGAACGGTTTCATATCCGGGTTCCGCTGGCTATCAGGTTGTTTTTAGATGTGATGAAGAGTATGATTTAAGAGCTTTATTAGAAGGAGAACTGTTCGAAACATTTGATGAATCAACCAGCTCTGGTAAGTACAGCTTGCCAAAAGATGATAATAGCTTAATCTTTAAAACTATCGATAAAGAAGCTAAGGCCAAGAGAGTATACAAGCTTTTTGGTGTGTATGTTCAAGCAATTGGAGACACTCAATACGACGTCAAAGATACCGGAAACGTGGCTACAATTCAAGCTACTTTAGCATACCAATTTTGGAGAGCTGGAGATAGTAATGATGTTAATACTACAACTCCGATGAAATATTGATAATATATCTTCAATAAAGGATGTAATTATATTAAATAAACGGCCCATTTTGGGCCGTTTTTTTTCGTTAAACAAACTATTATAAAAGTTGTATATGGCAATATATAAAAAAATTATAATTACTAAAGAATTTCTTGATAATAACCCAACGGCATATTTTGTACACGGAGATGACTTATCTAAATCTGGGTTAACCGGTGCAGCCAGAATTAAATGCCACCCGCATACTTTAAGCTTTATTACGAGAAAATGGGCAAACGAAAACGATGACGGATCTTTTTATAGACCAGAAGAATATGCTCCGGTGTTTTTTGAAGAGCTAGCAAAATTAGAAAATATTGTATCCAAATATCCAAATAAAACTTTTTATATTCCTAAAATAGGGTCCGGGCCGTCCAATAGGTTTTTTATTTGGGAGCGTATTATCCACCACAATTTAGTTAGAGTGTTGACAAAATATAAAAACGTTGTATTTTGTTGGGAAGACAACTTTGTTTCTGATTTTTTAATATGTTAGCCTTTTTAGAAAAACTAGTTGCGATGATTATCGCGTTTTGCATAGGATGTTACGTTACAGCGAACTATCTCGACAAACCGTTTGTCGAAGAACAAAAGAAAAAAACACTAGACTACATTCAAAATTTTCTTTCTAATCCTGATGCAAATTTTTAAATCGTTTTTGTTGTTGTGTTGTACGTCTGCTCTTTGCGGAGCAATTGCTTATGAAGACGTAGATGTTAATATTCACGGAGACACTAACTTTTCGTCAAGCGAGACTTGTTCGATGAACACCAACGTGTATATTGAATATAATATAAATCTTTACGAGCCAGACCATAAACAGTGGGGTCTGTTTGTAGCAGGTAAAGTTAATCCAGCATATGATCATTTAGGAAACGAAATTAAAATGGACGTTTTTACGGTTTTTGGTATTGACTTTTAGGCTATTTAAGGTAATGTTGCTGCGTGCGAAAATTAAAAACCAAAAT